TGGGTCAGGGTAATACTGGGAAAGTAAACTTTCCGCCCTGACCCTTATAGTCATTCAGCCCAATAGGATTAGAGCATATTGATAGGATTCAATCAATAAGGAACCAATAGAATTAAAGCACAATTCGGCGAAAGAAGATATTTACACTATAAATAAGTTTTTTTACTTTATTGTTTTCATTATTTAAAACAATGAGCTCACGAATAGCTAATTATAAGAAGGGTGCCTATGGAAGAGGCTATACACCAAGTAGAATGAACTATGCTCAAAAGAAAGCTTATATTCAAAATAAGATTGCTGCTAATAGAATTATACCTGTTGCATATCCAAGTGCAAGTTACAGAGCAAACAGAGGATTAAAAACAGAAGTGAAAACAGTTGATACCAACAGACCATTAGCTTCCTCATTACATTGCAGTACAGATGCAACTGTTGCTCAAGGGATGCAACTACTTAATACAATTCCTCAAGATTCTTCACCCACTGGAAGAATTGGAAAGAAAGTTATGATGACTGGAGTTGCAATTAGAGGATGGATATTAACAAATACCACTTACACAACTCAAAAAGCATCTATTTTATTAGTCTATGTTAGAAATAACAATCAAGCTGCAACTCTTCCTGCTTTCACTGAAGTACTCACTGCACAATCTTCAAATGGTCTCACGAATAGAGACAATGCTTCAAAGTTTAAAATTTTACGCAGATGGGATTATGCAATCTATGGAGACTTTGATACTGCTCCTGGAGGTGCTAATGCATTCGTTATTGAGGAATTTATTAAATTCAAAAAACCTCTTGAAGCATGTTGGACTGCTGCTGGAACTGCTGGTACTATCGGTCAGTTTGAAAAAGGTTCCCTTATCTTAATGACTGTTGGAACTACTACTGAAGCAAGCGCAACTTATGCTCAAGTTGAATGCAATACTCGTGTTTACTTTACTGATGCTTAATAAATTACTATTATATATAAAGGTGCTATCTGTTTATTAATGTTAAGGCTTACGCTCCAAAGCCGCGTGGGCATAGATGTTCCGTCGTGATGCGACGGGTAATGCGGCCTGAAAGGCCTGATGTTCCGTCGTGATGCGACGGGGTCGAGCAAAGCTCTAATGATTTTTATGAATGCCAAAACCCAAGCGCTTCGCGCACCCTTTAGGGCCCCTTGTCGTGGTATTTAAACCCTAAAACTGTCAATCGTCTTTGGTATTTAAACCCTAGAACGGTCAATCGTCTTTGGTATTTAAACCCTAAAATTGTTATTCGTCTTGAAATAAACACTTTTGTTATTCACTGTTTTTTTATCAGTAAATTCATATTGTAGACTTTTTTTTGCAATCTAGATTAACTATTTACTATATTGGTTTTTTACTTTTTTTTAGCTTTGACGGAAGTGAAAATTTGACAGGCAATTTTTTTACACCCAAATTGTCACTCAAGTTTTTTTGACACTCAATTTTTTACTATATATTTTTGACTTTAAGAATTTTTATTCATTTTTTAATTAACTTTGTGAAGATAACAACTCAGCGAAAGCTATGCCAAAATTTAGTAAAGTCAGTAAGTTTATTTATTTTTTTTTGCTAAGTCAAAAGATCTAGATTGACATTCAAATGTCCGCAACATCATTTTTCTGATTAAAAAAAGTGGAATAAGAAAAGTAATTATCTCAGTACTCTTGTGAACTTTCTTCTTGTTCATCATCTGTTGTTATAACTATCTCTTCTTCTTCATCTAATACTTCATCACTATACATAGATAAGTATTCTTGTTCAGTAAATTCTCCTTCATAGAGTTCACTTTCATCTTCAACATCAACAACATCATCATCATCATAGTCAACCTCTTCTGTTACTTCATCATCATCATCACTAATGATTACTTCTTCAATCTTCTGTTTCTTTGGAGTTGGTGGAGGTGTTACTTTCTTTGGCGTTACTCTCTTCAAAGGTGTGGATGTTTGCCTTGGTGGTTTGAATTGAAGTCTTGGATATGGAAAATATGGATTAGGAGGTTTAATAGCATTCGGTTTGATATTTTCATAATCAATTACTTTCTTTGCAATGTTCTTATTTGTTTCTTCAATCTTCTTTGCAACAGTGTTAACTCTGTTCTTTTCATATTCTTCCTCTGCTTCAATTACTAATGCATCAAGCATTGTTGCTTCTTCATCATCAACTTCAAGTATTTCAATTTCATTTTTCTTCTGTTCTTGTTGTTTAGGCTTACGAAGAATAGGAGTTAAGTTTGCTAACAGTTGTCTATTCTCCTTTGTTACCAATACTTGGTTGAATCTTCTTTCCAAAGCAGCAATAGTTTGTGGATCATCTTTCCAAATCTCTCTGATAGTATATTGTGATGTTACAACACATCTGGATGGTCTAATATACATTGAAGAATTCTTTACTTCAACCATATAACAGAATGCATCAGCAAGCTTCTTCAGTTCATATGCCATATACGTATGTGTTAAGTCAAGATCATCAATTACGACAACATCTTCTCCTTGATAACCATCGAACCATTTGTTCTGTGCTCTTTTTAAATATGCACCAGGATACTTCTGAGATATTAATGTTGTCTTTCCAACACCTGCTTCACCATGATACCATACACCACAAGGTCCTTCAAGGTCTGGTTTTCTTTTCATATAATCTGTCTTCAATTGTTTCAAATTACGATAGCTTTGATTAAATACTTTTGGATGATTAACATCAATCCATTCTAGATCTCCTTCCTTTGCTTTATCATTGATTGCTCTCCATTTGGCTTTGTTAACAGCATTACTAGCAGCAGTGGCTTTGGTTTGTTTCTCTGGAGGAAGAATTCCAAATTCTTGAAAGTCACCATCCTTCTTGCAATAATCAGAAGCTTGTTTGTTATTTCCATTCGCTATTTCCCAATGAGCAAGACCATTAATATCTTTTAGGTTAGCGATTCTCTTCTGCTGTTTGAACACTACAAAGCCTTGATGATGAGGAGTTCCACTCTCACCAACTTCATTACCATAGATAAGATAATCCATGGTCACTTCGTTAAATTGAATAGGAGCCTTCGGATTATTCAATGTGAAACACCATCGCTTCGCTTGTGAGGTTTGTTTTGTTTGTTTTGTTTGTTTAGAGGACATTATGTTTAGTTTGTTTAGTAGGTGGCACGTTGGGTCAGGGTAATACTGGGAAAGTAAACTTTCCGCCCTGACCCTTATAGTCATTCAGCCCAATAGGATTAGAGCATATTGATAGGATTCAATCAATAAGGAACCAATAGAATTAAAGCAC